AGAATCCCCCAGAAAACAATGACAGCAAGTGAATTTTACTCCATAAGATGGCGGTCCGGTATGCGGATCGCCATCGGAAACCTGCTGGAAGAAGTCGTCTCTGTCGACTTCAAGGATCGCTGCATTGCAATCGAAGACAGGAAAGGCTTAGTTTGGATCAATAGTGAATTTGTAACATTAAAACATACCCCAATGAGTGAGTTAAAATATACCCTGGATATAACCCCGCCAGCCGATAAACGGCTCGTGGAAAAAAAAGCGGTCAGAAACCTCGAATGCCCTACCTGTCACGGGACAGGCGGTTTCAAGGACGGAAGAGGTCATAATGACGACCATTATACGGAATGTGCCCAGTGTGACGGAACCGGAAAAGTAAAAGCAATCATAACAGTCGAATGGGCTCCGGATTACAATTAAATAAAAAGAACATGGAGAAAACAAAAATCTTATCCTGGCCGGATTTTTATCGGGACCGGGTACGAAACAGAGAATACGATGAGTATTTCCGTAAGAAATACGCCCGTTTCTTGACAGAAATAATCTTGAACATTAAAAGACTTAGTAACCTGATGTCTGGCGAAGTCGTGCTAAAGGAAGAAGGTTGTGGCATTGGGAGCGTGGTAAAGAACCTGTCGCAGTTTTATCCTAAACTGGCCAAGGTACTGACCGAAGAGGAAATAAATGAAAATGCCGGTGACGTTACCAAGATTATATTCGCGGACCTGGATTCAGGAATATTAGATTTATGCAGAGATAACACCCGTTTTATGAACCTGGGCAGATACCTTGAAAAGGTTCCCCGATTTTATACCAGAGAAAATATCCTGGAAAAGAAATTCTTTGAACCCGGTACGATGGTTGTCACACATGGAGTATTGGAACATTTTTCCGATCCGGATATCACCCGCATATTATCTACCTACGAAGATTCTTGTGTGTCCTTCCAGGCCCATTATGTACCGACATCCGGATACCGGAAACCATCGTTCGGCGATGAACGTCTCCTGCCGGTTGATTACTGGAGCTCCTTGGTAAAACCAGACTATTATATCGTCGATAACGACGGGCTGGATTTATATATGTTTAAGTGTGGTGAACAAATTAAAAAAGCGGTATGACAATAGAAAGTTATGAAAAGGCCGGTATTATTCTCGGTCGGATATCTCAGTTAAAGGCATTGAAGAAACGGATGGAGGAACACCCAAAAGCAGGAGTAGGAATGATAGATTCCCGTGGCAGTTTCTTCGAAGTCACGGAGTTTGTGAAGCCTCATGAACTTAGTGATATGTACATCTCACGTATCCAGGAACTGATCGATACGTTGCAAAATGAATTTAACTCGCTATAGATATGACGGCAAAACGTATTCCCCGGCAGATAAAGCCGGACACGGCAAAAAACGCATCGTCTTTGGATGACATCATCCAAAGACAGATGTGGCGGGAAAAAAGGCTGATCCCTGTCCGGATCAATAAAACGACAATCGTATTACGAAATAGAAAATGATACGCAAAGGAGACAAGTTTAAGGTACATTGGAACGGGCATACATGTTATGAAGGCCGAATATACCAGGTCACTTCGATTATACATGACTGCACATGTCCCAATCCTAACTGCTTCGTAAACGGTAAACCGGAAGTTCCCCGCAGACCCCACGCCCATATCAGGGCGGATTTGATTAAATGCCCGTACCCACAAATGGAGATGAGAGATTTTATCTTTAACGGGATCGATGAAGAAACGTTGATTGATATTGAAAATTCAACTTATCATCTGGAGATCGTACGGGAAAAAGGCGATCAATTGTCATTGTTTTAGTTCTAACAGATAAAAAATAGCTTATTAATATGAGGAAGCAAAGCTGGAAAATGCACTTTTATAAAGGAGTCCCCTGCCGATGGGACGGAGACCGTTACGATGAAGAAAGGGAGAATTATATTTTTGAGGCCGACCTGTATATCTCAGGCTATGAAAGGGGCCGTTCTTCTGCAGTCATGCTTCTTGTCCCATTTAAGGATAAGAATAAAGATTTCTTTTCCCATAAATTCCATTACCGGGTATTTATGAGTGATATCGAAGATATTGTAAAAGGAATGGTTAGAGGCCGGATAAAAGGTTCTTTCACCTGGGTAAAGAAAGGTTCCGATTATGGGATTCAACTGGTTAAAGTAACAGATCGAAAAAATGGAAATGCAGAAATTAACAGGGATTAGATAGACGGATTTTGTTCGGAGCAGTTCAATGCTAGTACTGAGAGAAGACCGATTAGCTTAATTTCAGAAATTGATCCCGGCAAGTACAAAAAACTACCGGGATTAATTTTCTCAATTTAATAATGTAAGAAAACATGAAAAGTGTTACAAGATTGAGAGAGGGTATTTCACAGTATAGTTGTACCTGGATACTTCCAGCCTTGTACCTCATTAATATCATTGCCATTATCTATAATAGGCAGTTCCAACAAGGCTTTAATTTCATTGAAGGATTCTTTTACTTCAATAGATGTACAATTAGTGTGGTTTAAGCCTATTGTCACATTTTTAAACTGTTGTTTAACATATACTATATGAGAAACATTGATAATTACTTGTCGACCATCTTTCTGTGTTAACTCTAAAAACTGTTTCATCTTTTTTTGTTAAAAAGTTAGTAATAACATATATTTAACAAAAATTGTGCCATCTGGACAAAGTGACAAAAAGACAGGAATAGCTTAAATCACGAAATATACTAGTTATGAAGAGAAAAGGACGCTCTGGAGCGTCCTTAAAGACTATCACCTTAAGAAGGTAATATGTCACATCGTCTTTTTTCCAGTACGTTTTGATAACGGCGAGTTTTATAGTTACTAAATCTTTTTTTCATTCGACTCCAGACTTCACTATAAATAATATTTACCCATGGTAAAATAAAAAACTCGATCAACAATATATGGTTGTCATTCAACCATTGTATATAGTTTTCCATAATATTAAAATTAATAAAAGAA